TTAAGTCCTCCCTATTCCTATTTTTGAATTACGCCCTTTTTGAGCAAGTGCATCATCTATTTTTCCGACCATGCGGTCGATGTCACGATCATCCCTCACTGAAGGATTATAAATATTAATTACAGTTGGTTCAGTAGACATCGTTGCTGCAATCCCTTCACCAATCTCACCTAATGTTTTTTTATTCAACGGTAAAACTGCTTCTCGCCCCGCTTCTCCTGCACCTTGCAACTGACCATTACTCATTCCAAAGATAGTTGGTCGAGTAAAAATACCACCTTTTGCACGCCATTGTACGTCGATACCAGATGGGAAAGTAATGTCTTTACCCAAAATATTTTTCGTACTAGTCTGCAGACTAAAGTGTGGCATTTTAGGCATTTCTGGTTTCGGAATCTTTAATTTCAAATCACTGAAAAACCCTTTGATTTTATCAATGAATCCCTTTACTTTATCCACCGCATCTTTTATCGGGTCAACGATAAATCTCTTTGCTGCATCAAATTTTTCTTGCGCTGCATTCTTTACAGAATCAAATTTTTCCCTTGCCGTATTGTACATATCATTGAACTTCTCTTTTGCAGAATTATAAGCTGAAATAACTGGATCAATAATATATTTATAAACTAGATTCCATGCCGTAAGTGTATAAGATTGGATTTTGGCCCAATTACCTAATATCCAATTCGCTAAATCATTCAATTTTTCTTTCGTTGCATGCCACAATTCCTGAACAGGCTGAATGACATATTGTTTTACTAGATTCCAAGCTGCGGAAGTATATGATTTCACTGTCTCCCACTGTGAATTTAACCAAGAAACAAGCGCACCGATCTGTTCTTTAACCCAATCCCACGCTTCTTGAACAGGTTGAGTAATATATTGTTTAAATAAGCCCCAAGCAACTTGAGCAGCAGCCTTTATAAGTTCCCACTGCGTACTAAGCCATGTGACTAATTCACCAATTTGCGCACTTATCCAATCATACGCTTCCTGGATCGGTTGTATAATATATTGAGATATTGCCGCCCATGCAATTTGTGCCCCTGCTTGAATAAGTAGCCAACCTGCTTCTAAAACTGTGGAAACTGCTGAAATAATCGGATCTAAAACTGTGAGTATTGTATCCCATGTTTCTTGCCAAGCTGTCTTTAATTGATCCCAAATAGAAGTTGCCGTTTCAACAATACCCGTCCACAATCCACTGAAAAATTCACCTAAAGGAGACAATATACTATCTGCTAATTCAATGAATGAAGACCATGATTCTGAAAAATAATCAGTAATACCTGTCCAAATTTCCGATGCTGTATCAGAAATTCCAGTCCATAAATCAGCAAAAAATTGACCGATAGGTTCAAAGAACTCATTTGCCATATTTAAAAAATCTGACCAGGCTCCAGAAAAGTAATCAACTGTGGATGACCAAGCATCTTCACAAGTTTGAACTATGCTATCCCACAATTCACCAAACCAATCTTTAAATTCAGACCACTTTTCAGAAAGCCAATCCGTTATGGCACCCCAGTTTTTTATTAACATGATAATACCAGTTATCACTAAGGAAACTGCTGCAATGGTAGCTATCACAGGTAAAAACGCCAGATTCAACGCTCCAAATGAAACAGCGAGAGCTGCTACAATTGGAGTTAGAATAATAAACGCTGTACTCAATGCACCCATCACGATTAAAAGCGTTTGATCGGCTTCGGACAATTTACTAAACCAATCCATTACAGCTTTAACACCATCAACAATTGGAGGTAAAATATCTTTCGCTAATTCTGCAAATTTCTTTCCAAGTGGTTCTAGCGCAGCCTGTGTTTCTCTTAATGCTTTTTGAAATTGCTGCCCCAAAGATTCTTCCTGAAGTTTCTTCATTTCATCCATACGTCCAGTTACATCACCAAGACCACCGTTTACATCAGTAAGTCCTAATACAGCTTTCGCGCCCATGTCTTCCCAACGAGTGGCGAACAACCCAACACCAATTTGATTTTGTTTGACTTTGTCGTCCATGCTTCCCAAATCGCCTATTACAGCCTTGAACACATCAGCGGCTGTTGCTTTACCATCGTTAAAAGCTTTCCAAACGCCTTGTGTTTCCTCTGAAAGTCCAGCAAAAGCATCTGCAGTTCCTTTTGAACCGTCTTGTACTTTTTTTCCAAATTCAGCAACTGTATCATTGATATAATCCAAATTATAAGCGCCGTCACGCGTCCCGTTTGCTAAGATTGTAAACATCTCTTGAGCACTAAAACCGCCTTGCTTGAATAAAGGCGCGTATTCAGAGAGGTTATCAAATAACTCGTCTGAATAATTTAGCCCTTCTTGAGCACCGGCAGCAAGTAAATCAAATGTTTCTTGTGTTGATAAACCAAACTGACTCATTAATTGCCCTGCACCACGAGTCGCTTCGTTTAAATCAACATCGTAAACTTTAGCTAATGTCAAAACGTTTTCCGATGCACCTTGTAATTCTTCATGTGGAACATCGCGCATATTTTGATAGACCTTTATAAGTGCATTGTCTACCTCTTCAAGATTTTCACCAAAACCTTTTTTCCAAGTATCAACAGCAATCTTTTGAAGATTTTCGGCACCTTTACCAGTCAATCCTAATGACGCCTGAATTTTCCTCTGCGATCCATCAAACTCTATTGCTGTATTTACAATCAACTTTCCCATTTCAATTAACTTTTCAGATATTCCTTGTAGAACTTCAGCGGCTTCCATTAAATTGTTCATATCAAGTTTCTTATTGATTTCAGCCATACCATCAGCAGCTTGTGAACCACTTCGCCCGACACTCTGTAAGGAGTTTTCGAATTGCTTTAATGTCGTTTTTGCTTGGTTTAATTTAGTCTCAAGTTGCTGCACTTCAGTAGAGTTCTCACCATACACACGCTTTGCGGCACTTAATTGTTGTTCTAAGTTATGAACGACCCTATCAGTCATTTCCATTTGCTGACGTAGTTGTTTCTGTGCTAATTCCAACTTATCCGCTTCACTAGCGTTTGCTCCTAATTCAGCATTTTGAAGTTTAAAAGAGCTTGTTAGTTTCTTTTGTTCTGCTTCAAGTTTCTTAGAATTCTCTTGTAAATCCAGTAAAGTTCCACGTGCTTCTCTGGCTTCAATTGCTTGCTCGGAAAGACCTTCATTCACTCTTTTCATTGCATTATCAAGAGAAGTTTCAGCACGTTCTGCATCAAGCAACTTCCCGTACATCTTATTGAGTTGTTCGGCGGTTGTACTTGTGTCCTTAGACATAGCTTGATATTCAGCACGTAACATAGCTGTACGTTTCTTGGCTGCTTCCATTTGAATTTCAAGCTTCTTCTTTTCAGCAAGAAGTTTATCAGTCATCGTCGCATCTTGGCCCATTGCTGCAATATGATTTTTATATTCTTTTGCTGCATTATTCATAACCATATTGATTTGTTTCAATGTGTTTGCATACTGAACCTGACCATCCATTTTAAAATTAAGGACGACGTTCCTTTCTTTACTATTCCCTGGCATTTTCTCACCTCATTTCTTATAGGAATGGTGTTTGATCTAGCGTGTAGATTTGTTTTGGTTTCTGCTCATGTAATGCATCCGGATTGTTGTATCTGAGATGCATGATGAATTGTTTTAAAAAATGTGCAGGTGTGATTTTCCAGAAGTCATCCATACTTAAACCAAGCAACGTATTACCGACATAAAAATAAAAATCCCAGTCCAATTCGGACTGAGATTCCTCGTTTTTAGTCAGTATGTTTTTTACTTTTTTTCTTGCTTCAGCTTCTCCATATCAGAATTCTGGAAAGTTTGGCCACTGAAGATTTCGTATACAACGATGAAGATGTCAGGTAAATCATTCATAGGAATGGCACCTTTAATTTCATCTAATGTACATTCCGTACCACCACTACGTACCATCGCATAAATTAATGCACGCATCAATTTCGCTTCATTTTCTCCCAGGCTAAATTGTCCTTTTCTTAACATATCATTCATTTCTTTTTCAAATTCATGATAAGGTGTTCCAAATGCTTCTTCCACATAAGGAAAAGATTCAAAAGTAAAAATAACAGGGATTGAGACACCCTGTATCTTAATGCTATTTCTAGTTATATTTACATTTACTAAATCACTTAAACGTGCCATAATTACCCTCCTTATTTACCTGTTTGAGTCGTTCCACCTAGCTGCGCTAGTTGAGATTCATCACAAATGACTTGTTTTAGGAAATCTTCAGCTTTAATTCCTTTTGCCTCTGGATCACCAGTATCCAATTCGGCTTGTGTTACATCATTAAATAACAATGGATCTGCTGTAATTGTGTAAGCAATATCATCCACAGTCATTTCATCACCTTGCGTTTTCCAAGATTCCTCTACTGGAGCAACTGTACATTTTGGGTACCAACGTAATATTTTAGTTCCATCATTTAAAGGGAATACAACACCTACTGCAAACTTTGGATACGCCTTTGCCTTCGCTGTTTCAAAAGACACGCCTTTTTTACGTGTTTTTGCAAAGATTTTATCTTTTACTTCACGATTTAGACCAGCAAGATTAAAAGCTAATCCAAACGCTGTATTTTTGACAATGTTAATAATTTTTTTGTTAGATGCCCACTTTGTAAAATTAGTAGAAGTAGTGGAAATCGTTAAATCAGAAATATTCGTTTGTCTATAAACGATATCCTCATAAGTTGGTAGTGCACTAGAAGTTTCATTTCCCTTCATCAAGCACAAATATAAATCTTCAATCCCTACGGAATATTGAATTTCTTTATTTTCAATTGTCATGTATATCATCCTCACATTCTATCAATTATTTTTTGTGCCATAATATCAGCAATTTTGTCACCTTCTGCATCAAAGGTATTCTGAACAAAATGTTTTCCTTTCACACGTCCCCTACCATTTGCTTTTTTATGGCCATGTTCAACTAAGTACCAATACCAGGCCTCATCTTTAAACTCCACAGATACACGATCATCTTTCACAACAACCTTTAAACTGTCTCTTAAATGTGTCCGCTTGTTTTTACTGGATGCTTTAATTTTTGGTTTTAATTTACTCGCAAAATACTTCGCTGCTTCGTCCAATACATCCAGTTCGACCTTTTTATTCACACGTAATAGCGTATTGATATCTTCTAAAGCTTCAGCAAAACCATTGTTATTTGAAGCCATTACTGGATACACCTCACATACGTTATAAACTGCGTGATAGTGTCGTCGTTCTCGTCATAACCCATTCCATCAAATTGAGAATAAGACACGCCTGCTTCGTTAAAAACAGCCTTTAATGGCTCGTAATCTTTTTCAGTTCCATTTGTAATGACTGCAATTTGATAAAGTGGCATATCTTTTAAAACCTTATTAGAAGCTCTTTTATGTTGCTCATTCACAAACTCATACACAATGTAAGGATACTTCGCCGTTGTAGGAGCTTCATCACGATATACTGGAAGGCCTGATTGCTTCATAAGCGTTCGTAATTGCTCAAAATTAATTTGCATAGGACAATGACACCTCCATCAATCGGTCTTCTTCACGCACATAAATACGCTCAATATCATAGATACGGCCACCAACTTTTACACGATAATCCTTTTGGTTATTTTCAATGTCACGATCAATACGGACTTCAATTTTCTTTACAATTTCATTCGTATCTTTCGTTGTAAATTTATCAGTGGCTGTAACCCCAATATTGTTATAACGAATGTTCCGTTCTAACGGATATCCCATCACAACACGGTCTGTTTCAGGATCAATTGTTTCTCCTAATTTAAGTAGCTCACCCATCCATTTGAGTTTATTCGTCTTTCTCTTCATCGGCATAAACCTCCTGGACAAAGAACGGCGTTAAGGCATCAAGAGCTTGTTCTAATTCTTTTTCAGCGACCCTGTAATCATAGTAAATACCGGCGACCATAATAATTAAATACTCGGTCTGTTTACCTGTCGCATTCTTTACATAGGTCTTTGCTTGAGTAATATAAAAAGAGAGCATGGTTTCATCCATACCCTCTTCCCAATGAATATGAGATTTTAATTTCTCAATTAAATCATCCATATGTTATTCCCCTTGCTTCTTTTCTCCAACTTCATAACGATAAACGGCTGGTTCGAATGGAGAGTAAATTAATTGTCCATCGATAAGATTGTAAATTTGGAATCCAACTTGGTTTGTACCAGCATATTTTTCAATTAACTTTTGAAGTTCCATACCACCCTTGATTTCTTGAATGTGGAAGGCACTGAAATCACCAAAGTAGAATACAGGTGTTGTAACGTCCGTATCTGATTTATTTGCTGCATCTGTGAAATCAAGTGGGAATCCATCGTATTCATAACTACCATTTGTCTTTGTAAGCAATTTACGACCATTGACATCTGTCATTCGATTTAAAAGATTATAAGCTGCACGGTTTACAATCCATTTCGCTTTCTTAATTACTTCTGTAACCGGTACACCGGTCATAATTGTTAATTCATCTTGTAAAACTTGAGACCAACCTGCTTCTCCTACCTTTACAGGTACAGTTTCATAAAACGGAACTGATTTTTTAGCCAGAGCTCCAGGGTTTTCATTCCCAACATCATTACCTCGGAACATGAAATTTATTTCTTTACGTACATACGCTTTTTTCAATTCATCAATAACGATTTGTTCAATTTTCACACCTGTTCGCTTAAGAAGCTTTTTAGTAATTGTGGCTAATGCATCAAATTCCGCTGGATCTAAGTCAATTGAATCGAATTCAATATCAGTTGGCATGATTTCTTTACCTGATTTCGCACGTTCTGTCTTTGATACATTTGCTTCTGCTTTTTTAACAAGTACAGGGTATTTTATATCAGCATCTGTAGACACATAAGTACCATATTTACGTAATAGATTTTCTTCTTGCGCATAACTGATAACTTCTTTGGAAATTTCAACCGGAACAGTAACAGAACCATTGTTAATTTCGATACCTAAAGCACGTGCTTCCATTTCTGAAATATTGCCAACGACAAAATTAGCAAATGCCGAACGAATCTCTACCTTCTTATTCTTAGTAGATTTATGACCTTCGGTAGAAAGAGCCGCTGCAATAGCCGCACTAATAACAGAGCGCTGTTCTTCTGATAGTTGTGTTTGTGTACTAGGATTTTCTTTTGCTGCTGGATCTTCTTTTTTCTCTGGATCATCGTCTTTCTTTTTGGCGGGATCTTCTTCTTTTTCTTTCTCTTCTAACTTTGCTAATTCCTCAGAAATAGTTTGAATTTCTTTTGTTAATTGCTCTACTTCTGCTTTTACGGCTGCTAATTCTTCTGAACGAACTTCATTTTTCTCTACTTTCCCTTGTAATTCTGCTAATCGAGATTTCGTTCTTGTTAAAGATGCGTTTAAGATTTCTTTTAAATTCATGTTAATTTTCCTCCAAAACTTTTTTTATTTGTTTGATAAGATTGCTTCTTTCTTCTGTATCATCTTCCACAACTGTTTTTACAGCTGCTTCTTCACTTCTCATTTCAATCATGGCTGTATTTTCGCCTCTGGTTTCAATGGAAGTTGCAACATAGGCGGGTGTCATATCCAAAATGGAAACTTCTAAAAGCTCTAGTTCTTCAATAGAACGCTTTTGAACACCAGCTTCGCCTTCTTCCCAGGAATCTTTTTCAGAAACAAAACCAAATGACCAGCCACGCAATTCTTTATTCCTTGCCTTCTCAATCACTTGTTCATCTGTAACCGTAGCAATAGCTCTTAAACCAATATTGTCTTCATACAATTCCAGATTTCCGTTTTCAGTAGACCCTAGTTTCCTAGTTTTATCATGGTTAAAAAGCAAGTCCACATTCTGAGCCTTATTTAACGCTTTTTCAAACGTTTTAGGAGCAATTTTCTCTTTGAAATATCCTCTGGGAGAAGGCAACATTCGACTTTCTCTATCCACAACATTCACATATCCATCAAGTATGACTTGATTCCCTCGGACCTCAATTTTCATTCTCTTCACCTCCTCCCAATGAACCATCTGCTACCTCTTTTTTGCCAATTTCAGTTACATCATTTGAAATATAAATGGCCTGTGATTCCTTTGTATTTTGTTTAGGGAATCCAAGCATATCAGCGACATTATCAGGTGAAGTAATAGCTGTACGCACAAGGTTGTAACCAATATTCGTCTTGTTGCTATAAGTAACAAAATCGAGAATATTAATCTTGAATTTAATTCGTTTCCCTGAATTTTGGCCATAAAAAAGAAGACTCAAATGGTCTTCGAAATTTTTCATTATTGGTCTCACTGCTTTGTTATGGATATACATCATTGCTTTCTCAATATCTTCTTTAATTAACTCGGTGTATGTATCCACATTTATGCCTAAAAATTTACCCAAATCCTTTTTGTATACGTTTAGATATGCTAAAGTCTTTTCATCGTCTAACGGGCTTTTAAGCGTGTCAATTGAGTACCCTTTTCCAAGAGGAATCATTTTTACAGACCTTGCTTCATCGATTGATTCCAGTTGATCTAAAATTGCATTGATTAATTTTGACTGTGCACCATTCTGTGGGTTGATATGAGCATCTAAATTTAACAAGAATGCTAATAGTCCACCCTTTTTATATTTGTCAGTTAAAGTTTTCTCAGCTGACATAACGCCCTCAAGTGTATCTCTTCCCAAATCAAGAAGACCTTTTCCTTTTAAATGATCTGCGCCAATATTTTTCACATGACGAATCATAAATGGAGGAATTTCGTGACCACCAATATTAAAATGCTCTACTAAATTATCATCTAACTCTGTAAAAACATTTGAAGCTAAATGTATTTGAGCACCATTTAATATCGGGAACATTTCTCCCTCGAGTAAATAGGTATTTGTCATTAATTTAATGAATTCGGATTGTGTTAGATAATCATTTGGATTCCTCAAGATTTTAAGTGCAATATCATCTTTGATTTCATTACCAAATTCATCTTCCACAACAATATCAGCCAATACCATTTGATTACTTATGTCTTGTAACAATTCATAAACATCACTAGATTGCAAGATGTTTGAATCCGTAACATACACACCGCCATAACGAATACTTTTTCCTAATACATCGTCAAGATAACCACGATTTTCAGCTTGTCTAAATAAAAAATTGGAAAACCTATCCCTTAAACCCAATTTCTCACCGCCTTTCATGATTGAACTTCCTTACGAAAACTATATATATTCCGCCTCATAATACGGATTAACCTATTGTAATTTCCGCAAAGTTCCATATGATCTTCTCTTTCGACTTCTTGAAAGAGATTGCAATTTTTAATAACTTGATCCATAAGAGCTACTCTCTCAGCGACTTCCTCATGCAACAAATGATATTTTTCATAAAAAATAGGTCGAACTTCTTTTTGATATACGTTAAAATCAAATTCTTCAAGTGCTCCACCATTATCAATTATTACAATACTTTCCCCATCAACCTTAAGGATACGATTATAAATTTCTAAAGTTTCTTTTAACTCATTTCTTTTTTCTTTCATTTCATCTCGTTTTATTTGTAGTTCTAATAAATCCTTTTGAACTTTCTTATTTCCTTTTTGAGTTAACCAGACCGCTGTTAATGTAACAATCCCCGTGGCAATAGAAGCAAATAGTGGCATGAATTCTTTCATAAAAACACTTCCTTATCAGTTAATATTTATATTTAGTATAGCTGATAAGATATGAAAATCCCTTTTTATCGATAAATATCACCAATCAATTTATCCATTCCCTCTTCTGTTATGCTATCCATAACCATCATCGTTTCTTTATGAGCACATAAAAAAGCAACAAATCCATCAATCTTTTTTTTGGACTGTCGCTTACTTGGTGCTTTCATTCCATTAATATTTGTTACAACTACAACATTAAGAGCACAATAAACAAATAGAGGATTATCGGTCATTATACGTTTTTCATAAATAAGTATTTCTGAATCATCCATCATCGCATTCATAACGTTAGGGTACTGACCTACAGAAATACATTCAAGACCAAGATTCTCAAGTTTTTCAATTAACTTTTGAGACATCGCTGGATCATAATTTATTTGTTGTACATCATATAAATTCATGCATTCCACAATATAATCCATAACCTGGTCTTGGTTTATCATCTTGCCATCACAAAAAGTAACAAAACCACGTTCAACCATATCAGTATATGGAACGTTATCTTCTTTTTCACGATGTTCAATATCTTCATTAGGTACAAAATACATTTGTTTAACTTTTATAATAGACTTGCCATCTTCGGTATAACCAGAGTTAGGGAAATTCAAGCTCACACATGTTAAATCGGTTGTTTTCGATAAGTCTAAACCGATATAGCAAGTTTCACCTGTTAAATCACCCAAGTCTTCCACAAGAACATGTTCAACTTGTCCTTGTTCAAAGAAGTTTTCAGCTCCATTTACGAATACATTCAAATGTTTAGAAAGGAATTCGGCTTTTTTATGCGCTGAACGTGATGCTGAGATGAATTCTGTTTCAAGTGCACTCATCGTTACAGAAACACCAATATTCGGATTAACCATTGCCCAAACATTACGGTCTGTCCAGTCATAATTTTTATTTGGCTCATAAATCATGACGAAACTCGAATCATTATCATCACGTTTCAATACTTCTTTTGCTTCACGATATACTCGCATACCAACCGATGAAGAACCTTTACCAGCCGTACTGATATTAAACATAATTGGCTCAGCACGAGAAACCTGTGCTGATTTAAAGTTATCGTACTGATCCATATTCTCTTGGGCATGAAGCTCATCATTTAAAATGAAGTGTGGATTGGAGCCTTCAATGGATTGAATGTTTTTACTCATAACAATGAATTGATTTTGATAAGCTAAATCATCACGAATATAGTCATAAGTCACACTCGAAATGGTACCTTTTGGACCTTTATAAATATGTGAGCAATCCATTAATACATCATGATTCATAATTGTTGCTGCGAATGGCTTCGCTGCGTACTGAGCCTGGTTAAAATCACTCGCACAACAATAACAATCGGCACTAAGTACTCCTTCGCCGTACATCGCATAACCAAGAGCACCAACACCGATTAAAGTTTTACCATTCTTCTTAGGAACCTGAATGTAAGCTTCACGAGTAACTCGGACAATTTGTCCTTTTTCATTTTCATGAACCCATCCATATATCCAGGAGTAAGCAAACTTCTCCCAATCTTCCAGGATAAAAGGTTGTCCAGCTAAATCACCTTTAGTATGACGGACAAACGTTTCAACCCAATCCATCATTTCATTTGCTCGGTCCACATCGAACCAAATATCTTTACGCTTTTTCCATTTATAATAACGATCTACCATCGCTTTGATAGTATCGGGATATTTTTTAGGATTCTTTCTTACTTTTTTCGCATAAATATCTGCATAGTTAACGCCACGTTCAATCATTTTGCACCACGCCATTTTGCACGATGTTTATCTAATTCACTAACCTTTGCTGTAGGTTTTTCCACCTCTTCATTTTTCCCGACAGTAGAACCACCAGTGACATATTTACCCGGTTTAGCCTTATTAGTAAGCCCTAATAAATCCAATGCTTTTGTTTTTTTATCAGCCCAAGTTTCTACTTGCTGCGCCAACGGATGCTTTGAATTATTTGTGGCTCCCGCTTTATTCGTATGCCGTTGAGTAGGGGGAAATCCTTTCTCTTTCCATTCGATAAACATCGTCATATAAACTTCAAATATATCTAAATACGATTCAATTAACGGATCTAAAGTAAGGGTGTAAATATCTGCATCACGCATTATTTTTAATATCCGATTTTTTTCAGCTTCTGTTTTATCGGCAACTATTTTTTGACGCTCTTTTTTCGTAGACATTTCACACCCCCCTTTATTTTTTAAAAAAATGTTGTCTAACGATAGAAATGCCCCCTACGCTACCTATCCTCCCCAGAGGAGAAATTTTAATTTTTGATAGGGGGGCTTCCAAAATAACTCGGAAAAACTTTTTTAGGTTTATCTTCATTTTCCTCGATTGTATGACAAACTGGACAAAGTAACCTTAAGTTATTTTCTTCTAATTTAAGAGTTGGATCTTCTTTGATTGGTATTACATGATGAACATGAGCACGCCTGCCAAAGACGAACTGTCCACATCGTTGACAACATCCCTTCTCTCTTTCATATACCTTTGACCTAACATACTTCCATGCATCAGTACGATAGAATGGTTTGTTCTCATGATGATAGATGTTCTTCTTATCTTTCTTCTTCCTTGGTTTGTTACGCTTATGTTCTTCACAGTAACGTCCTTTACTTATCTTGTTATGGCAGCCATTGAAGTCACAGTACTTCATGATAGTAATTCAATGATGCCTTCTTTCTTTTTAATATCAGAAGGAATCTCAATGCCTAGCTCATCAGCATACTCACGTAACTGTTTCACTGTCATATCATTAAAGGGTACTGTCACTACTGTAGCATCTGGTCTACTGGATAAGTCCATACCCAAGATCATGCTCTCTGGATTAACAGTTACTTCGAATCCTGGTTCTTCACCTGTAGGAACAAATAAACTCTTTTTCTTTTCATTATCCCAATACTCTGTACCAGATATCGTTTTTCTAATTTCAGTAATCATTTACTTAACACCACCTAAATAATTTTTACATAATAAAAAGCCGCAACCGTATCGGTGCGACTTTTTAATGTCTTTTAGTCTTTTATTTAATTTAATTCTAAAGACTCATCAATTCTGCGCACTTAGTACAAATCGTAAGTACATATGACATAATATCACCTCCAATTCCATTATCATTTATACAATAATACATTCGAATTTAAACATATATGTGTAAAAGTGATTTTTAATAAGTTAAAAATCTATAGGTTCTGTTACAAACTTTAAAAACAATAAAAAACATTAAAATATAAGCTTCATTTTACTGCATGTTATTTAACTTTCATTCTTAACAATTTTATTTTAATTCTATATTTTTAAGAGCGTTCAAAACTTTGCAATCGAACCCTCACCACTTTTCATCATGTTCCCATTTATTCTGTTTCTTTTTGAATGTTCTACCGTGTTCTTTATTGTGGCAATTCACACAGACTGTTTCAAGGTTATCTATCTCAAGTGCAAGCTCTGGATGATGTTCTAGTTCTTTTATATGATGGACAACAAGTTGTATCTTCTTACGCTTTGCACTCTCACTGTACTCATTGGTATCAGTTTGTACTCGACCATTTCGCTTACACTCTTGGCATTCGTAGTTGTCACGCTTCTTTACTTTCTCGCGAAGACTCTTCCTATCACCACTGTCATAGAACTTACGCTTTTGTTGTTTGGTTTTCTATTCATTCATGAAGCTTACCTCTTCGTTTATAAAACAACTTAGCTATATCAAGAGCTAACAGGGTAATCCAGAATGGAGTTAATATAAAGATAACAGCAATTGATATAACTATCGTCACTATCAACCATACAGCATCGTCCACATTCTTATATGCAACCTCACATATCGATGGATATAACCTTATTGTTGTATACAGTAGTCCAACAATAAGATAGGCTAGCAACCACATCATCTATCCTCACCTCTTACTTTTTTTACCACTCATTCCCTCTCATTTTACCGTTGACACCGGACATTTTTAAGCTTACTCTTTCGTCTCTTTTCAGTTATAGTAAAGGTGTGTAAAGGATTCCCTTTACTTCCTATAAACACAGCCATATCATCTTCCATGCATGATATGGCTGTGTTTTTTATTATCCCTTCAGAAATTCATCCATTGTCTTATCAAGTAAACTGATCATCGCTTCTCTTCTTTGCTTTAGTGTTGTATTATCTTGCATTTCATTAAAGATAGGAGGTACACTTTCTAATTTCTGTTTATCAATATGTTCGTTTACAAGATCTTGTCCCAGCAATGGAATTAATGTACCAATTACAACCGCTTGTTCTTGTTTATTTAGTTTCATTTATCTCACTTCCCTAAGTTCTTCACCCTTAATTACTCGACCTTGGATTGAATTGGCTGTCTGTTTAACTATAGATTGAGATAATACCTTCCCATCTAATGCAGTGCTAATTTTTATATCCTTTTGTTCATTCTTTATGAGTGAATCTACCCATAACCTTTTCCAGCTTCTCTAATGCTTCCACACATTCATTAGCAGCTTCAGTTACTTCCTTCATTTACTTTAATGCTTCAGATGCATCCGCATCGATATTAACCTTTAATTTGTTATTAGCCATTTCATTCATTTGAAGAACAACTGTTTCCGCAGTCCTCTTCAATCGACCAAGACTTAATAAATTTTACGGAAGAAAAATACTTCCACCCTATATAATGCACCTTCATACGCAGATGTTCCCAATAAACATAGCTTGACTAATCGTAAGAAAAAGCAACCGAATGGATGCTCTTATATCAATTATTAATTTGTACTTTAATTACGGTAAATGAAGTTTTATTCTTCCTTCAGCTAACAACCACGACAGAACATCTTGTCCGACTTATCAGGTCTCCTCATTCTGTCTGCCTAGGATGTTATTAGCTCAAAGAAGAGCAAAAGCTCTTCTTATTAACGGTAACATCCAATCAGTACCATCTGCTGGTTTCGGATTTCATGTGCCGTCATTATGAACCGTTTAGAAATTTAAGAACAACATAGTGAGTTATGTTTTCCGCCACTTCTCACAATACAAATATAACATGATAATTCCAAAACAACCGGCACATTTCCTGCCAAAAAGCGGTCACGACTCTGCCACTTTTTTCACTATTCTCATTTCAAATTTTTCAATTTGATTTGTAAGTTCTATTCTAATCCCTAATAATTCATGCTCTTTTACCTTTTCCTTTTTTTTAATCAACCACTCTGGATAAGCCAAGTCCTCTAATATCATTCTATAATAATTTGGATTTATCCTTAATAGATCCGCCTTTTCGCCTTGTAACATTTTATACTTGACCAATTCACACAGTAGCTCTTCGCATACCAATCTATCATCACCTCATATCCAAATATATTTAATTGATATACAGCATCTTATCATTTTATGCTTGTCAATTACCCATATGTTTAATTGTGTGTCATTCACCAAAACACTACATCCCTTGTTATCACTGTTTTGATAAGGCTTCCTTTTCTCAATTACACAGTACGAAATTTATGGGTAATTAGTAGAAATATAAAAAGAAAAAGCAATGATTAGATTTTAAATCTGCTCATTGCTTTATCCATTGCATCTTGGTTTACTCCTATATACCGTAATGTCACTTTTTCGCTTGAATGGTTAAATATCTCCATTAACAAAGCTATATTCTTCGTCTGCATATACATATGATACCCATAGGTCTTTCTGAGTGTATGTGTACCGATTTCATCCAATCCAAACTCCGCAGCTGTATTTTTTAATATTTTATATGCCATACTACGGCCAATCGGACGATTTTTCCCTTTCCTACTCTTTAATAAATATTCTTCGACTTCTCTTCCTTCATTGAACCATTTCAGCTCTCTTTTTAAAGATGATGTAATTTGAATACGTTTTTGCTTCCCTGTCTTCATTTCACGCATTGAGATATGACTTCCTTGTACATCACCAACCTTTAGTTTTAAAATATCACTTATACGTAACCCTGTATTGATTCCCATTACAAACAAAATATAGTTACGTGCATTCTTTTCTTTTAAATATTCTTTGATTTGTTGTATTTGCTCTGAATCACGTATGGGCTGGACAAAATTCATGATTCATTCCCTCCAGTTTCTTCCGTCTCATAAACTTCTAATCTAAGAGCAAAGGCTAGTTTATAAAACGCTCTAGCTTTCACACGTCGATACGTACGTTCACTCATGCCATTTTCGTTATACACCATATAATCGCATACATCTTCGTCTTCTAAATATCGTTTCACTATAATGTCCCTCTGATTTTTTCCAGCTGTACTGTTTCCGAATCGACTTAATGCTTGTTCAACTCGACATGCCATTTTCTCTAACCATTCTTCACGTTTGCTTTGTTGGATATTGGAGATTGCTACATTTTCTAAAGGTTTTCCCAATGCATATGTAGGTCCATGTTCTCGCATTTCATAAGAAGGAGTGACTTTCATTTCCTTACGCATCATTCCAAATTGCTTATATATACGTACACTCTCCAGAATCCCCTCTAATTTCTCTTGTGTTGCTGCTCTATCTATTTTCAGTAAGAAAGACAATTGTTTCGTCATGTAAAATCACTCCTTTTTATTTTTGCATTACTTTTGTCTTATAACTCCACGTCTTCGCTCATAACATGGCCCATGAATCCCCATTAAATCTTCAATTTCACGCGTGCTTAAGTTTTCTTTTCGTGTTCTCTTCTGTTTCTTTTCCACTTGTTTAGATTGTTTTTTCCATTCACATAGTTGATTTTTCAATACCTTCATTCCTCACATCCCCTTTCCAAAATAAAGAGGACACCATTTCTTAAAACAGCTTAATTACTGTTCTAAAAATCGGTGTCCTCTAGTTTTCTAGCCGGACTATATTCAGTTTGCTTTCACTTTAAAAGGATTATTTTGTTTAAATTCATACAACATCTAATAAACACATGATAATTATACTTTTTTACTGTATACAAGCAGTATCTTTTAAAGGACGCACAACATAGAATACAATACAGAACAAGACTTTTAAAAAACTTGTCTGAGTTAATTCTCAAAAAGGGGTTAACATAAATGCCTATCGTTAAGCCTTTTATAACTGGAAGAAGATTTGTAAGTACAGCAGCAACAGAAACTGTGGCTGGAGCCGATTTAACTTTTGCTAACACTGACTTCACTAATGATACTGGTGCTGTAACAACATTTCCTGCTACTATTGTAGAAGCAGCAATCCTAGATGGAGCTACTCCTATCGCAATTGAATTTACTATAACGTAACTTTAATTGTCTTTTTAGAGGTTTCATTAAAAGAAATCTCTAATTTTAAAAACTTACATCGTTTAACCCAAAACTTAATTAATTGAAAAATGATTGTTTTTACCTATCCTCTCGAAAATTAAAAGTTTGATTCACTTAAAAATAAGTTTAAATAACAGTATTAAAGGTATTGAAATGAAATACAGAATTATGATAAATAAAAGATTTTTTTTTTGTAAGTCGTATCATTAGAATCTATCGTGAAAATAGCTCCTAAAATTGAAAATAACATTACAGATAATAGAACAATTGGCTGAAAATTAACTAGACTGTTTAGAAGGTATAAAATAAAACAAGAAAAAGAAATGACTACTAAAAATAAAGAAACATTATTTGATTTAAACATACTATTAAACCCCTTTCTCAAAAAAAAATGTGTTTTTTCTGATAATTGTTATTATTTGGATTGTTAAAAAATACAAATAATGGAGGATGCATTATGAAAATTAGAAAAAATAAAATTATTGTTTCAGCTATTACTTTAGGTTTATTAACATCTATTACCCCAACAGGTGCTTTTGCAGAAACAAATGATTCAGTTATTTCAACTTCGCCTAATAAAAATATACAACAAGTAGAACAACCTATTATAAAAATTTTAAAAGAAGATGAAAATGAAAAGATAGTAGAGTCTAAAGACAGTAATATAGTTGTCACGTCTACATATAATAAAAAAAGTAAGGTATTAAATATAATAACAAAAAAGATCGCAGATAATTCTTTAAAAACAGAGACTATTAATATACCAAATGCTAATGAATTTTATGCAAACACAAATAAAAAAACTAATTATGCAATGGAAGTTTTAGATCGTGCCGTTTCTTTAGATGGAGCGTTTGAATATACCTATTATAAAGGAAATGTATGGGTAATTAAAATTCCATCTGCAGATTATGCTAAAAATCCACTTCAAACTAGTGAAAATAAAGCTGATTTAAACGGATTTAGAACATCAGTTAATAATTTAATGACAAATGAAGTTTCGTTTTTATCTAAAGTTGGTGGAGAAATAGGAATAGCTTGTTTAACTTTATTAAGAACTCCAAATCCATGGACTGTAATTGCAGGAGCAGCAGGTGCAATTGGTCTTGCTGCTTGGGCTGTTCCTGATTTATACAAAGTATTTGTGGAAGCTGATAACGCTACTTATTACTTCCATCAAATTAATTAAAATAAACGATGGCCGTTTTTTGGCGCAACCAATCACAGAAAACTTGTAAAGACACAGAGTTGACAAATCTCTGTGTTTTTACTTTACAGTCTATGATAACAACCCTGTCACTACCTCCATTTGGAATATTTATCATCATCCTTCTTTTCAGGATGATAAGTGAAACATCCCAAAAATTCCTTAACGTACATTTTTCTTTTTCTGGTCGTGTGAACCCATATACTATGTATAGAATGATAGGAATTTATTCTCATTCTATACAAGGGCATTTATATATAGTGCTCTTTTTTAGCTTCCTCTTTTCTACAAAATGAAATTTTTGTTTAGTTTTCTTACCTGCATAATATTTCGATATTTGTTTATACTATAGTTGTAACTTTTTGTTACAACATATATCCGTATCGATTGTAACTTCTAAAATTGTACAACGAAGCAGTTAGCTATTTCGGCTAGCTGCTTTGTTGCTTAAAATGAAGTTTTTATTAAGAAACTTTATAGGCTTTACAAACCCATGATTCATCTTCGTCTGCATCATCCGCAAAGAATATTTCTACCCTCAATTTCAAATCATTCTCCATTACGGCCGTTGCTTCAAATACTCCGCTTATGTGATCAAACTTCTCGATATCCTCGTCCTCTAACATTCCGAATTCTTCTGGGAGACTATCGTAGAATTTTTCTACTGCATTTTCTAAATCATACTGATTTTTATATGTTTGTTCGTGAATTAACTGGGCCTCCATTTTCATTCTCCTTTTCTAATAAAATAGCGTTTTTGTATTACTTAATGAATCACATCACTGAATTCAGCTGTTATCCAATCCGTATCAACATCTTCAATTGGGGGCATTTCCGGTAAATGTTCCGCGTTGTATTTCTTTGATTTTTCGATTTTTTCTATATTTTTTTGTTTTCCGACTTTGTTTATTAATCTTTTTATTTCTTCAACAACTTCCATTCTTAAGAAAGTAACTGTACCTGCGGCTGTTCTTGTTTTTTCGTAAGCATCACCAACAACTGGTATCGGCAACAATACCCTGTGACCGGTTGTAACTTCAGATATATTAAGTACGCTTCCGAAAACAGTGTCGAACATAGGACATGCACATAATGTGAATTCATCTATTTGTATAGCGTGTCCTATCATTGGTTGCCAATTCCCTTGATTTGTTGCTAAATGAAACTTTTGAGCTTGCTCGTTCACTTTAATTTCCACTCCGTTTCCCTCCAAAATAAGAATTTTGTTTAGTTTTCTTCAGCACCAAGCAAATTTGTTCCAATATCATCTTCATAGGTAATCTCATCTATACCTTTAAATGAACAATGGCTGTATTGATCCTTCTGAATCATTTGCAAAAAATCCATTCCAACTTTTTCAGCTTCACTGAACGATTTTTCCTTTGTCATGATCTTTTGTGTAACTTCATAAGCTGTATCTGTTCTTGAGCTTTGAAATGTAGCTTTTATCTCCCATAGATAAACAATTTGCATGTTATTCCTCCTTCTACCAAATAACTATTTTGTTTGAATTTATTTCAATGCATAAAACTCTTCTGCTACACGTTCACACAAATCCTTTACCGCAAGTGGTTCTGCTACAGTCATACAGAATAAATCGTCATAGTCTTCATATGACTCCATAAGTGTTAATAAACGTTCTCTACATTTAGCTAATTCACCAAGATACTCTTCGTTTTCTTTCTTCAATCGCCTATTCTCATATTTGCTATTACTAATAACCTTCTTTAAACATTCAATTTCTTTTCGATACAATTTCAGTTGTTCTGTAGCATGATTAAAATCATCTTTTAACAATTGATATTTCGTTGAACCTTTAATCATACGCACCCTTCCTTTCCGACCAAATAACGCTTTTGTTATAAAACTAATCCATCATTATGCTTTCCACTTTGTTCATGGTGGCTTGCATATCTTGATACGCACCTAATATATCTTTAGTCTTATATTTACGTTTACCTAAATTTATGTGTACTTCCCATCTAATCACACTGAATCTATCTTCGCTTTTTCGTTGCTTCTCTAAACGAATAACCGCACGTCTACGTACCATTTTCACTACGATTCCTCATTTCTTAATAAAATTCAAATTTTATCACTTAAATTTAACGGTAGATGTGATTTGTGTATGAGACACTTTTCCATTTACCCAATGCACAACTTGTTGTCCATATCCGCTTTCTGGTGGTTTTATAGGAATGACCTTTCCATCTTCCACAATGTAGATGCCGTTTGTTTTCAGGTCTAGTTCTCTTTTCATTTACATCCGTTCTCCTTTGCACATGCTTGTCCATTTCACGAAATACAAGGGCTCTCTTGATGGAAAATATCCTTAATCCAGCTCCATAATTTCTTTCAATGTTCGATTGGACACATATACTTTGATAATTTGAATTCTCCCGTATGTTTCTTCTGCCTTTTCTTTTGCTTCCTCCTCTGTATTCACTTCAAACCAACATAGCTTTTGCTTTTCATCTCGATCAAAAAATTCTACTGCGTAAGTTGGTATAACCAAATGATTGGAAAGGAATTGTTCAGAAGTACTATGTGCCGCATAATCCATGGTTCCTACAATATCTTCAAGGGCTAATTGTTTCATACGCCTAGCCCCACAGGTCTGTTTCTAATTGTACCTTTTCTCGCTAAATCCATAATAAGTAGAGCAACTTCATCAGGGTCTCTTTGTAATTTCTTCCCTATTGTAAATACACTCTCATTATTTTTCCAAGCATCCTTCACTCGTAACACATCGTCTTCATCCCAAAACATGTCCAGTTCTTCTAAAGCGATGTACAAGTTACGACGTTCGTTCTTCATGTACTTTCTTTTTTGAGCTGCAATTGTATAGTTTTCTAACTGTAAATCTGTCATAATGTCACACTCCTTTTTCATCGGATACATTAAGAACTCTCTCCAAAACGCTGTAACCTTTGTTTTGCAATCTCTCTTCGATAGCTTGTTGCTTTATTTTCAATCGTCAAACTTGTTTCTACCATACGGTCATAAGACCGTTTCCCCACTTGTTGTAACATTTCTTTTGGCTTTAAATTACTTGTATACAAAGTAGGCATTTCTTTTCGGTAACGTCCGTCGATAATATTGAAAATCTTTTCTTCCACCCATTCCGTCGCTTTCTCCGCTCCGATATCATCTAGAATAAGTAAATCACACTCTAACAACGCTCTCATAATTTGCGCTTCATTCTCTTTGTTCTCACTGTTAAACGTGCTACGAATACGTTGTAACAATTCTGGTACACTTTGAAATACAACGATGTGTCCTTGCTCTGTTAATGCTTGTGTAATAGCGGCTGCCAAATGGGTTTTCCCATTCCCAGGTTCTCCCCATAACCAAAGTGATTCTCCTTGCCAATCCGAAAAAGCTTGTACGTATTGTTTCGCTAACTGATACGCGGTCTCTGAGCCATTCCGGTCTAGAAATGCCGAGAATGTGCTCTTATCAAAACGATTTCCCACATTGTGAATGCTAAATAGTTTTTCAATTTCTCTTTTCTTAGCAAAGTTTTGATAATCTCGTACTTTTGCTTCTTCACGATCTACCACACATTCACATGTAGGGAATACTTTATTTTTAATCCGCAATGTCGGAATCTCTACTACAATTGCCTTAATAAAAGTGTTACAGTGTTCACAGGTATAGCCTTCGGCTTCCTCTTCACAAGCCGATGTATTCAAAATCTTCGTCATCACTCTTTCCACCATTTCCATGATTCTTTTCTCCTTTTCTAGCATTATTCATTTGGATTGTTAGTTGATCAAACTTTTCACGTAGCTTTTTAGGGGATAAGATATTTCCTTGCCAAAATGAATCTGCTTGACACCAATCAATTACATCTTTCATCTCTTGTAATTCACGGTGATCCTTTTCACGCATTAATCTAAAGTCATTAGACCAAGAATTAAAGTTAGGCTCTTTTTGTTTTGGGTTGTTACTTTTAATTTTTTCAAACAAATATTTTGCTGCATTGACGTCGCAAGTTTGAAGCTTGCGACAATACTTCTTTTTATTTGTAGTAATCTCTGTAGTAATCTTTGTATTTGTCTTACGTTTCAACGTAAGAGCCTCCCCAATTTGAATGTCAGAGGGTCTTGCGTTTGAACGCGAGAGGGTCTGAAGTTCAGATGTAACAGGGTCTTGATAGATGATTGAAATCTTCTCTATATTTTCCGTGTTAGGTTCCACATACATTACGTTATTGCACTTCGTGCCATTAATTACGATTGTACGGAATTCAATTGTAATCAGCTTTTTCTTTTCTAAATACTTACAAGCATCTTTTACCTGTCTTTTGGTAAAGCCAAATGACTCAGCTAATTGTTGATAACTTTTTTGAAGCTTGTCAGCTTTAAACTTTTGTTTATACTGGATTTCATTCGTTTTTTCATCCTTCCTTTCAGTTGGTTTATACCAATAAAAAATTTCGCTAAGTATCGTAATAGCAACCATATATGGCTTACCATTTTCTAAAGTGAGGTACTTAAACCATCCTTGATCTAACGTATTACCTTGGAGGTTTATTCTTGCAACTTTCATTACATTGCTATTCATCCCATTCACCTTCTTTATTCAATATCTTTCTCAATTAAATAAATAGAATTTTCTGTTTATTGATTTTATATTCTTTATCTTTTTCTGCTAAAATATGACTAAGTGAGACTCTTTTACGAAATACCCTTTCTCTTGACCTGTAAAATCAGGTCTTTTTTGTTTTTCAATGTCAGATTCTCTTATTTTGCAAGAGACATTTTTCTGCTATAGTGAGATGACGGCAATTCACTATAGTGAATTTAATTCGCACTTCTGTGCACATTCAAGTAGTTTTCATCAGAAAAAGTCCTATTTTATAGGGCTTTTTCGCTTTCTAAGGCTTCAAAGGTAAGCTTTAACATGCTCATGGGGGCTTTTGGTGTGTGTGTTTGATTCTGGATGTAATCTTTCATGCGATTAAATTCATTGATATATTTCATTTTTATTAGCATTGCTTTCTGCGTTGTATAACTCATGGTTACTAACATAAAAGCGTCAAAGTTTAAAATGTATTTTTCTTGTATTCGATTACGATTATCTCGGTATTCAATAGACTCAAATTTGAGCCTATTAAAATTAATACCTAGCTCGTCCACTTCCACACTAGTTTGTAAACTGCCTAGCTTCGAAATTATTTCTGAAATATCTCTTTTTTCATTTTGCTTTCCTCCCATTCGTTTATTTCTCAAACAGCTCATCCACTGTTGTTTTGAAGTATTTTGCTAGTTTCTGAGCTTCCTTTAGGGTGAAGTCTGTCTTTCTGTTTTCTTTTGAATAATACGCTCTTTGAGATATGTTAATCAATTTCGCAGCAGCCTTTTGTGTCATACGTTGCTCTTTTCGAGCGATGAATAAATTTTTGTGCATGGGTATCACCCCTGTATAGGTTATATTTACATCAACGCCTAATTGAGACGTTCCCTTCAATCAACTTTGGATAAAACCGTTCAAAAACGAACATTTCGTTCGTATTAGAGTTAAAAAAAATCTCCTCTATTGATTCATCTAAAAAGTCAGCAATTTTTTTAGCAGCCTCCATTGATGGGCTACGCTCTCTTTTATCCAGCATTCTTATATACCTTTCAGTAACCCCACAATGTTCAGCGATTTTATGATAAATAATTGATTTTTTCATGTTTACCTCCCATAAGAACATTTTGTTCGATTACAATCATATCGAATAAAACATACATTGTCAATGACTTTTCGAACAAAATGTGCTATGATTACTCTCGAAGAGAACAAGTTGTTCAAATGAGCAACTTTATGAGGTGATTAAATTGACAGGCATAGGGGCTAGAATAAAAAAACTAAGAAAACAACATAAATGGACGCAAGAAATGCTAGGGAAAAAGGTAGGCGCTTCGTCTCGTGTAATTGGTTATTATGAATCCGAAGAGCGTTTTCCTTCACCAGATACCATTGCAAAATTATCTGATACATTGGAAGTAACAGCTGATTTCCTACTAGGGCGTGGTAACGAATTAGATATAAAAAAACACACAAAATTTAAGGAAATTATGGAACGATTAGATACGCTTCCTGAGGACAAACAGGAAATTGTACTACAACAAATGCTCGCAATAACCAAAACATTGGAAGAGTATCATAATAACGAAAAAAAATAGCCCCTCAAATTGGAGACGGGCTATTTTTTAAATTCTAAAACTTTCTTCTATGTACTCTTCAACTAATTCAGGTTTAGTTTCATCTATTGTGTTCAAAAATAATTCTACAATCTCTTCTTTCGTCATTTCTATTCCCCCTCACAACTTCTAAACCTATCTAAAAAGAATATTATCATTTTTTTAGGCTTAGATTAGAGAAGTAAACAAATTCTTTTTCTATGGTTTTAGTTTACCGCAAAAATACATCTTCAATAAAAGGAATTGTAGTTCAAATAAAAAACACAGCATACACTGTGCTTTTTAGCCACCTGGCTTAATTTCTATATAACGAGCGGAATGTTTTTTAATTATATTATACGAAACACTGCTCACTGCTAACATTGAAAAGGCGCAAAGTACTAAAGCAAATTTTTTCATTTTCATCCACTCCCTTATCCATATTATAATCAATCATTTGTTGTACTAGCAAGGAATTATCTCCCCTTCTTTTAATTTCTTTAGCCACTAGACTTACAAAAAAATAATTTGATTGAGTAAGAAATTCCTTAAAGCACACACCTAACCTACCTGCCTGAGTATCTGTAACAGCTAAAAAATATTTCAAAAAGTCCTTTTCCCCATTTCCCCTTAGAATTTCTTCTAATCCTGCCCTCGAATCTTCACTTGTAGGATTCATTTGGTATCTAATCAAACTTGAATCTGAATCCTCTGGCAAATTAATATGCAAGTATATTTTAACAACATCTAAATTAAATCTTGCTGCTACTTCAATTGCTTTGTCATTTACCTGTTTTGCTAAATCATAACTTTCCTGTAAATAGCGTAAACAACGTTCCTCGTCATCAAATAAAAATGACATCCCAAGTAAATATAATCCATCCGAAACAGTTTTAGTACATAAACTTGCTTTAATTACGACATTAGCATAATATCGAGCCGACTCTAAGTTTTTTCTTTGTAAATTTAGTGGTGAAAGCACTTCTGCAAGTCGGTACATGTAACATTCCTTGAGAACTACTTTACGATCACTCTCTTCAATCAAGTCTAATTCTTTTTCAACTTCCTCTACTAAATCAAACATGGTATTGAATTTTTTTTGGTGATAATAATCATAACATTTCATAATATCAATCAAGATATTCAGCATATTATCAGTAGGTCGATTATGCATCTTTAAGTATTTAATAATCTCAGTACCTGAAATTTCATCGTTCATATATTTATATAGTACTCCATAAATATTTACATATTCTCCTACTGTACCCGATTCTTTTTTGTGCTTTTCTAGTAATTTATTCAGCAAATCTTTATCACGAATCAATGCAGCGTATTCAAAACTATGCTTAATTGCCTCTGTACTTTCTAATTCTAAACACCATTCCTGCAGAAACATTGCAGCAGTTTTATTTGGTGTACTTACAATTGAAGCCAATCTCAATAGATTAGGAAAGCTGATGATACCTTGATTTTTAAACTTTTGTAAATATTGTTTCGAAACTCCCATTTTACTAGCTATTTCTGTGAAGCTTAGGTCATCCCTATCTTCAATTAAATTACAAATTTTCTCATAGAAATTCAAATTAGTCCCCTCCCTAAACATAAAACAAACAACCTTAATTTCCCCAAATCAGGAATCGCTCTACGACAAATGAATGTGTGTTAAACCTAGGAGGAATTCGTATGTAGCGACATGTTTTCCTAATTTGAACTTAGAAAAGCGGTATGAACGGTTTTCTAACAGAGTTTCTCTCTTATCCGCAATCTCTGTGAGTTTATTTTTTATAAAAACTGAAAAATAACACAACGAACATTCAAACACGGCCACAACTTACAAACTATCCAGAATCATATATTTTCACCTGTCCCATTCCTCTCCTGATAAATAATTCAATACACTTGCGTATAATATTATCACGGATAAGAACTTACGTTCTGTACAGATTGACCTTTTCTCAAATTCCCTCCCTAAAAACGCTTTTCTTACAAAATGATTTATTTTCACAAAAATATGTATATTTAAAATATAACAAAAATAACTGAAAAATAACTACTAGAAAAGAGATTTATCAAACGAATTTTTATACCTCCTTTTCTTTGCGTGTTGTATGGTATAATGCATTTGAATACGGAATTATTTTTATGTAAGGTAATATGTTATTAAAATTAAAGTGGTTCAAGTCGAGGGAGGATGTTCAATTTATTTTGAACACCTTTTCTTTTTTTCGTAAAATGATTATAATCTAAAAAATATATTAAATATCACTCTTTATACATACAGGGGGATTTACGATGGTAATCTACAAAGATAAAGAACGTGGCACATATTTTTTCGTTGTCAGAGTCCGTCAGTTTGATGGCACTCAAAAACAAGTAAAACGTCGTGGATTTAAAACAAAAAAGGAAGCACGTGAAGCGGAAGCGAAAATGTTAATTGAACAAGATACTAACTCGAGCTTAACTTTTGCTCAAGTCGCGGATAGTTATTTTGATTGGTATTGTCAGCGGAGGAAACAGTCTTCCATACATGTAATAAAATATGCTATTTATAACCACCTATTAAAGGAATTTGGCAAGCTAAAAATGGTTCAAATTACTCCAAAACATGTGATGAATTATCAGAATAAAATTATTAATAAATATTCAGCTGAATACTTAAAAAAAATTCACACTGTACTTTCAGCAATATTTAATTTTGCAATAAAATTCCATGGTGTAACCAGTAATCCTGCACGAATTGCTGGAAATTTCGAGGTTGAATCAAATAAAAGAATGAACTTTTGGGAGTTTGAAGAGTTTAAGAAATTTATAGGCGTTGTATATGACCCTATGTACAAAGCTTTTTTTTCAACTCTTTATTACAGTGGTGCTAGGAAAGGTGAACTGTTAGCCCTAACTTGGGGAGATATTAATTTTGAGGAAAAAACAATTAACATAAATAAAACAGATTATAATAGACAAATTACCCAACCAAAAACAAAAGCATCCAATCGAACTATCATGTTACCATCTCTAATTATAGATTTATTAAAAATATTAAAAGAGCAAGTAACTGTAAAAACCTCCATACAAAATGATTACGTTGTATTTGGTGAATTTTATAATAGCATTGCAACCTCCACCTTAGATATGAAATACAACAAATATATAATCAATGCTGGTGTTAAAAGAATTTTACTACATGAATTCAGACATTCTCATGCTTCATACCTTATCAATAAAGGTGTTAGCCCGCTCGTAGTAGCACAGCGATTAGGTCATTCAGATGTAGCAACTACATTAAACACTTACAGTCATCTATATCCATCTAAACAAGCTGAAGTGGTTGCATTTATGGAGGAAGATTTGATATAA